TATTAGTATAACTATAAACATAAGCAGATACAGTATGAGTGCCTGTTGTATTTGCAAATTGTATGTTTTGAATGATAGCTCTTGCCGTAGCATTACAACTATAAACAGTTGTGCTAACTGTTGTAGTTGGTTTATAAATTGCATTTTTAAATATATTACTCATTGATACCTTGCCATAAACCAAGTTTCAGATTCAGATATATCTTGAGTGTCTTGTGTATATGTTGAGTTTAACTGAACAACCATTTGCTCTATTGTTCTAATAATTTGATCTAATTGCGCAGAACTATATTCAGGAGTAGCGTTAGCTAATCTTGGTTGGTTTAATTTAGTCATTATCTTAAGCCGTCGGGTTGAGTATCAATTCTAATTGTACCAAATCTAAATGTTGAATCTATGTCGGAAGTTACCATTTTAATAGCAACTTGTCTACCTCTAGCTCTCATATCTACTTTAGTTGTAGTTGAATAAACTAATGTACTAGACGCAACTGTTTGTGTTTGTCCAGGATATTGTCTTACTAAAAATTGCATATTAACAGAACCTGTTTGATTTTTAAAATCAGGAATATAACGTTTAACAAACATAGAATCATTACCATCACCGATAGACATATCTCCTGTGGTAATAAAAGAAGATAAAGCTAGTCCTGCAGCATTATCACCATATTCTTGGTTATATAAAATTGATCTTCCAGATGTTAAACCAATAACTGTCGGTTGTGTTATCGCTGTAGATGTTGAACTATATTCAGTTGCAAGTGGATAAGCAAAAATATCTTGCGAAGCCCATGTAGTTCTTGCAAGTGTTCCAATAGTCCAAACTTGTTCTCTATAGTTATAAGTTACTACTTTATTAATATAGTCAGAATTAGCTGATGGGTAAAACCAATTTACTTCAGCAAATTGTAAGTTAACTCCAGCGTAAATAGTCGCTTGCTCCTCGTCATCCAAATCACTAAAAATATAATCTTGAACTGTACATGGTATTTGTTTGACTACCCCGTCAAATGAATAGAAGCCACCATTAGACATCCAAAATACAACGTTTTCAGCTTCTACGGCTGCATGTGTTGATATAGCTCCGCAGTTAGTACCTGTTTGTTTAAAACCAAATGTATAAGGAGGTCCTACAAACTGCATTTGATGTGCTGATGTATTTGTTAAAATTAATAAATCACCTCTTGTTCTAACAGCAGTTACAATTCTATTTCCTGAAGACAGTCTTTGAAAACCTGCAGTATTAATAGCTGTTGGTGTGAAATCAGTAATAGATTCTTGAGATCCAAATAATACCGCCATTGGATCATAACTATTACTATCTCCTGGAGTTGTTTGAGTTCCTAAAAATATAATATGTCTATCACGAGAAGATACAATCATATAATTAGATTGTGTAGGAGCTTGTGTAATTAAAGTTGCTCTAGTATTTCTAGATATTACAAAAGTAGATGTATCTAGATAATATGTTTTACCGCTTTTAATTGTTGCAACTAAATCTTCTCCCCAGTTATCTAGTATCCAGATTCTAGCATTTTGAGTTATAATTCCTGTTGGCCTTGCTGTACCCCAAGTAGAAAAACCCCATGATGCAGCTCCCCATCCAATACCAAATTGAGAAGTATCTGCCCCAACGTTTATTTGAAATGCTCCAGTTCCTGTTGCAGTATCTGATATAGTAGGCGTACCAAGTTCAGCTACATTTATTTTAAATGTATTAGCATTTGTAATTTCTTGAATCTCAAATTCTTGAGACATAGTAGTATTAGTAATCCCAGCTGCTCCAACACTAACTCCAGTTACCGATGAAAATGTAACAAAGTCCCCTGCTACTGCCCCATTAGAAGTTGAAGTAACATCTACAATAGTTGTTCCTGAAGTAAATGAAAATACTACAGCTTGTGTAGTAGAAATAGGTGTAACATCGTAAAAATTATTATCGTAATAAATATAAAGTTTTCTATCTGTACCAATAGCAGAGAGAGAATCTCCTGCTAAATCTGTATAGTTATGCATGTCCCTAGCAGCACCTATTAAAGTAAAAGGAGGCGCAGCATTGCTCCATCCGCCTATTTTTTCAGGTACTCCATAACGAAATCTAACGTTATCACAGTCTACCCATCCGCCTTCAGCTCCATAAGCTGTATCTTGTTTATTAATACCTGGACGTGGAAATTTTAATTTAGTAATTGGCATAATTCTTTATTATACATGATTATTTTATAAAAGCTAGAAAGCTTATACTTTAGATATGTATATATTCCATTCTAATTTATTAAGCAAATCTTTAAATTGAACAATCTTTACAGATTGTTTTCTAACATATTCATGAAGTTCTGGAACATCTATAATTACCCAATCTTTATCTGTTTCAAATACTATTTTATCAGCTTTACTGGAAGTTGTTCCTTTTTTACCTAATTGATTATTAGGCATTTGAAACATAGGTCTTACATCAAATTTAAATTCTTGATTAGAGTTTTTTTTTAAAACTCCTGAAACGTTCCATTGTTCTGTATTTTTTTGTGTCTCTGTTGGCCAGAGTATATTATCTAAATGAATAGAAAATCTTGTCTCTATATTCAATTATAATATAAGTTCAGTTAAATCTTTATTAATACCAATTGTACCTTTTATAAAAACATTAAAGGCAAGACTAATTCTAGTATTATCTCCTTCTTTAGTTTCAACCATGTGAGTTAATGAAGATGGAAATAGTATTACATCTCCAGTTTTAACAGGGAACCACCAAGTTCCAGAGTTCCATAAATTCCAATTTTTAGTTTCAGGTTTTATAATTTGATAAACATCTTTTTTAAAAAATTTAATTTTATCAAATTCTTCATGACAATTTATATAAAAAACTCCAGATACCAGTGAATTTGGATGCTCGTGTTTATGATGATATTGATTTGTTTCAGTATAATTTAACCAAGACTGCGTAATGTAAGGTGTGATGTCATTAGCTGGAGATATAATCTTATCAAAGTAATCTTTTACTATTAAATCTAATTCTTTTTTAATATTTAAAAATGGTTTTTCATTAAGAATATAATTATTTTTTGATGTAATATTGCCATCATTTTTACAGAAATCTTTTTTATTTTTATCTACAAACTTTAATTCTAATGGTGTTAATTTTCTATCTAATTTAGACATATAGATAGGCGTTGGAAATATACTATTAATAATTGCTTCTTTCATTTAAGTTTATTTCTTATTTTTGTTGCTGATATTTCTTGTATTTCTTTTGGAAGTACAACTTCTTCTATTTTATATCCAACATCTCTACCATAGCAGATATTGGTAATATTAGGAACTTTAATTACGTCAAATTGACCAACATAGTCTTTTAATTTTTCTTCAATACGTTTTTTTATATCTTCAAATATAAATGGATTGTTTTCAGTTTGTGGCATATCTCTAACCATAATAATAACTTGTCCAGTTTTTTCTAATATTTTTTTAAATAATTCTAAATGTCCATCATGGAATGGTTGCCATCTTCCTAACATCTGTGCTGTTGGTTTATTGTAGTCTATCATGTATCTCCTTTATTATATTATCATAATTAAAATCTATTATTTCAAAATCTACTTTTTTAGGTTTCTCAAATATTTTATTAGTATCTTCAAATCTTCCTTTATCAATTGTATTCATCCAAATCTTCATATCATAAAAAGATCTGTAAGATTCAAAGGGACAAACAAAGTCTACAACAACATGGTTAACTGCAAGATCACATATAGTTATCATACGATTTGCTTGTCGTCTTCTGCCAGTATCTGTAAAATCCCAATCTTCAAATAGCTTTCTAATTTCGTCTGCGTTAAAGTGAGGTATCTTTTTTCCTTCAACTAATTTTTTAGCAAATGTAGTTTTGCCAGATCCCGGTAATCCAAATACTAATATTCTCATATATCTAAATTAGAATATTGTTTTATGATATTAGAAGGTAAATAATCTTCTATTTTGTATTTATTTAATTCTATTTTATCTGTTCTTATTTTATGTAATGATGCGTTTAAAACAGTATCATCATATTTAATATTATTAGGAGAAAAATCATTAAAGTTTTCAAATATATGATTAAAATTATCTATATTTAGAAATTTATATATTTTGTTAATTTGATCTAATGTATTGTTTATTAAATCTAAATAATTAATAATTATATAATCTTCTTTTTCTTTTATAATATTTTTTATACTCCATAAATTTTTTCCAATTATTCCATCATCCTCCATTAATTGATGACATCTTGTTTCTAAATCAATTGGCTTTTCTATTCTTATAAATGATGCAAGACATTCTAATACTGGTCTGTAAAGAATAATAAATTTAGGTTTTTTAATTATTAATTTTAAATATTGTAAATTAGCAGGCGTTCCCCATGTGCCTCTATCAATAATATTATCTACGTTCCAATTTTGATAATAGTTATTAAATATATTTTTTATAATATTATTAAATGATTTTTCATCAGGGAAATTTTTATATATTTCATAATCTTTAATTAATTGTAATTGATAAATTACATCTGTTAAAATTGTATTAGCGGTTAATTTTACATGTTGGGATTGATTTACTATAGAACCCAATAATGTATTACCTGCTCTCGGTAAACTACATAAAAAATAAATATTATTCATTTCTAATAAATGAATAGATTATTTTATATATTTTGTAAAGTCCAATTTAAGGTTTCTTCATTCCAAGTATATCTTTGTCCGTCATTTGGATAAGCTATAGGTGCATTCCAATTACAAGTAGTTTCATTTAATATCCAACTGTTAAAAGGTTTAGATGGAATAAAAGCATCTCTAGTTTCATCATAAATATAACCTATTCCTGCGTGATTTTTTCTAAAAGGAGTTCCACCTAGTGAATGAACTCCACCGTTTGTATTATAAGAAGTTTGTTTCCAATTAGTATCTTGTCCATATAAAGATTTTAAAAATTGTATTCCAATATTTTCTTGCTCTATTCCATTTGAATCTTTTAATACTTCATTAACAACAGATATAACTGTTGTTACGATATTATTTTCTATTTTAGCGAATGATGCCATTATGCTGTGTAACTCCCTGATCCGTTAAATTGTAAAATTGTATTACTACCAAATGTTGTACTTGTTGGAGAACCAGTTGATGTTCCTGAATATTGAGCAGTTGGTATACTTAATATAACAACTCCTTTTCCACCGTTTCCTCCGTCTGCTTCGTAACTACCAGAACTATGTGTTGCCCCACCACCTCCTCCACCAGTATTAGCTGTTCCATTTGAACCACTTGATGTTGTATTTACTGCACCAGCATTTCCACCACCACCAGTTCCGCCAGTTCCAACTGAACTCATAGAAGTTCCATAAGTTCCACCTCCACCTCCACCAGCATAGTAAATAGAAGAACCAGTTATTGAACTTGTTGAACCAATACCTCCATTACCACCAGTACTAGCTGTTCCGTTTGAACCGGTAGCACCAGCACCTCCTCCTCCAGCTTTTCCTGAACCACTTACTGTACCTCCAGCATTACCTTGACTTGGAGAAGTACTTGGAGTGTTACCTGCATTTCCTCCTCCTCCACCTGAACCTCCTGTAGAACCTCCATAACCTATTCCTTGTGCCGCACCACCTCCTGCTGATGTAATTGTTGTTAAACCTGTTCCTGATATTTCAGAACTGCTTCCTTGTTGTGCATTTGTAATATGTACATCACCAGCAGCAATTCCACCATTTCCTCCATTTCCAACTGTAACTGTAATTACTGTTCCAACTGTTACTGTTTGAGTAGATGTTCTATATCCTCCAGCACCACCTCCTGAACCCGAACCATCTCCACCTCCTCCACCTCCTGCTATTACTAAAAAATCTATTGAAACAGGTCCTTTACCACCTGTTAAACCAAAACCTTTTGCTGAAGCTGATCCTCTTTTAGATAATAAAGGCATGAATATACCTTTTATTTAAATTGTGTTTGCGATGCTAGAACTGTGTATGTTGTAGCAGCTGTTTTTATAACTGTGAATGAATAAGTATCAAGTGATGAAGCATTTCCAGAAGTCGGAGCAGTTCCACCTTGCCATTTAGTTGTTACATTCGTAGTTGTGCTATCTACTTGAATTGTTGAAGCATAATAAGCAGTTGTTCCAGTTGTTACTATATGAGCAACCGTTGCTGCTTGTCCTGTGCTTAATAAACTATTTAAAGTTACAGATGAATTTCCTCTTAAATTTAATGTCCAGTTAGCAGTTGCTGCAGTTGTGTATAATAACACACCTTGAGATATTACATCAAAATGTACTGTAGTATTTGCTGCTGTTGCGTAAGCTCCAACTACTTCTGCTAGCTGCTGAACTCTACCACCACCGATTAAATTTGAAACTGTATTTGGCATGATTATCCTATTATAGCTTTGATTTCAGCATCAGACAAGCCTAGTGCTTTAAGTTTATTTAAAGCTGATTGTTTATTAGCAAGTTCTTGTGCAATCTTTTGTTCTCTTGCTTGTTTATCAGCTAATGCTTGTTGCTCATCTAATTGACGTTGAGCAATTTCTTCAGCAGTTAAATCTATTTCAAAAGTACCTTCTGGTGTTACTATTAGTTTTTTCATATTATTTAATTCCGTATAGTTTAAAGTTTCCTGAAGTAAAAGTTCCTGTGCTTGGATAAAAAGTAATTCCACTTAATGCTGAACCAGTAGATGCTTGGAATAAAAGAGCCATATCTATGTATGTAATTCCAAAACTTGAAGCACCAGCATTTCCTGTTCCTCTATATGATATTTTTCCATGAAGTTGTTTCCAAGTACTAGTTGATAATGGATCAAAAATTTCAAATGAACCATTAACAGAACTATAAGTTGCAGAATTTACTTGCCTATTACTATCCGCACCATTATAATAAGAAAAATCCCACAAAGTAAGTGCAGTACCACCAGAAAAAATATTATTTCCAAAATTAGATTGTTCCTGAGATAAATCTGGTGCTAAATAATATTGATTTCTTCCACTTCCAGCACCATAATACAAACTACTTGTTACATCTGCGTTTGATTGTCTAGCTCTCATATAAAAATATTGATTTGTAGATGGTTTAACAGAACTAAACATTACTTTATAATTTTTATAAGTAGATGAAAAATAACCATCAAAAGAAACAGAAGAAGATGATGAAGCATCTGTTGTAGCAAGTAAAACAAAATCAGAAGTTGGAAGAGCTGTCCATGCTGGAGTTGTTCCATTTAAAGTTAATGCATAACCAGAAGTTCCTGGAGCTAAAGTTGTTAAAGTAGTAGCGTTAGATGCGTATAATATATTACCTGCAGTATATGTAGTTGTTCCAGTTCCACCTTGAGTTGCTGGAAGCGAAAAACCAGAAGCTAGAGATGAAGTTGTTACAGTTCCATTAGTTGGAGTTCCAATGTTAAGAACGTTTCCTAATACTGTAATATAATCAATAGTATCAGATGTAGATAAAGTAGTTGAGAATATAATTGTAGATCCTGAAATTGTGTATGAAGATGTTGGAGCTTGTACAACTCCGTTTAAAGATACGATACAGTTAGCAGCCGTTTGTGGTGATACA